TGCGATCCGTAGAAGCTCTGCGGCTCGGCCTCGATATTGTCGGCGGCCAGCGGCTGCTGCGAATTGACCGGGCCCACCGCCAGCTCGACGCTCGGCGTGCCGATCAGCAGCTTGGTATCCCCCGCGATCCAGTGCGGCAGATCCGGCGAGGCGAGCGGACGCCGCAGCGCCAGATCGGCAGGGCGAAGCCCGGTCGCCGTCTTCTCGAGGAAATTGACCTGGCCGCCGCCGTAATCGCCCACGACGCTGCCGATCACCCAGGCATCCTTGACCAGGATCATCCGCCCTTTCCAGATCTTCACCAGCGAGGCGTAACCCTCGGCCGCCGAGACCAGGCTCAGCGCCCAGCGCCAGCTCGCCACCGATGTGAGCGATCCGGGCAGGCGGCGCAGCACGGTGCCGGTCACTTGCGTGGCGCTGGTAAAGCCCGTGATTTGCACGATGCCGTATTTGTCGGAAATGTAGAGCCACTGGACGCCATACGGCCCCTTGTCGTTCAGCAGATCATTCTTGTTCTGGCCGTCCCAGGCGCTGCCTTCCTCGTGGATCGGCTGCACGCTGCCGGTCGAGCCGGCAGTCTGCGCCTGATAGATCTTGCCATCGGAGCGAACGAGATCGCCGATGACAACAGATTTCATGCCCGCTTCCCAGGCGGTGATTGTCGAGAAGTCCAGCGCCTCGATCTGCAGCAGGCTGCCGACATGCCCGGCCTCGAAAACGGCGCCACTTGCGGTCACCGTGATGCCCGATCCGGTGACCGCGCTCACCGTCATCGTGACGGCCTCGTCGGCGTTCTGATCGGCAAACGGTCCGTTGCGGAAGGTCAGCACCTCATGCGAAAACGTCGTCGCGCCGGTGCGCTTGAGCGCACCCGTCGGGTAGCTGCCATGGGCGAGATACAGCCGATCGAAGCTCTGGTCGAAACTGATCGTCACCGCGTCGGCCGCCGCATAGGGCGTCGTTACCTCATAAGCCACACCCGGCGAGGTCTCGATCCGTGCGCCGTTCGTGAAGAGGCGCAGCTTCTCCTCCCCCCACTCGATCACATAATGCTGGGTCAGATTGAACTTGAACGTGCCGAGCCAGGTGGCGCTCTCATCCGCCTCCGCAATGAACTCGAAGCCCGGCCGCTTGACCAGCGGGCCTTCCACGGTCGGCACGAAATTCTCGCAGACCTCGACGCCGATCTGATAGACCGCCGTATCCGTCCGCCCCATCATCCGAGGCGAAAGCTCCCCGCCATTGAAGCTGTTGATGATGTGATGAAAGACGCTCATGCCGGCCTCGGGAAAGCGCCGGGCATTTCACCGCCGAGATATGCCCCCTCCCATCCGGTGAGATCCATCTCAACCGGCGGGTTCTCCCGCGCGTCCGCGCTGATCGCCTTGCTCAGCATGCGCATTGCGTTCCGCTCGCCGCGCGCGACATCGTAGCTGCTGCCCGAGATCCGCACGCCGACCGTCTTTTCGAGCTCGGCCGCGAAATAACCGACGAAGCCCGCGTCCCACAAAGCAGTTTCGGGCACATCCTTGAGATAGCGGATATAGACCGGCCCGAGATCATCGCACAGGATTGCGCGGCCTTCGATCTGGTAACGATCGCCCGGGAGGTTGAGCACCTCGACCAGGCGCAGAAAATCAGCTGGCAATGGAAAGCTGTAAGCCCAGGGGTAGATATCGCCGGCGAGCACCGCCGCATCGGCAGTCAGGCCCTTGCGCGCCATCGCCATGTTCCACGTATGCTCGCGGATGCAGCCCTGCCGAACTTCATCCCACACCGCTGCGACCGTGCGCGCGAAATGATTGTCATCGCCGGGCGTGCGGATCTCTTCCTCGCCGATGCGGATCGCGACCCTGTTCGCGATGGAGACATAATCGGCCACGCGGGCGAGCCTCCGGCTTTACTGCGGCGGCCAGTTGCCGGCGTGGATCTTTGCCTTGACCGCGTCGATCATCATCAGCACGTCGCCCTTGCTGACCTTGTCGTAATCGACGTTCAGCGTCATCGTGTCGGTCTGGGCTTCGGCATCACCGGTGGCGACGGCCACGTCCTTGAGGCCGATCTTGCCCCGCTGCACCGTGAACTTCGTCTGCGCTGCCATTGCCGGCCTCCATCAGAATGCTTGGGAAGGTTCGCGCCGGGGCCGGCGTTCGACGGACTGGCCCCGGCGCTCGATCTGACCGGGGTCAGGCCGAAATCGTGTAGCGCAGCTCGAACACCATCACGGCCGAGGCGCCGATGGCCGCAGCCGCGAAGGTCACCCAGACGTCCTCATCGGCCGCCAGCGGCGCATCGTCCGCTGCCGAGGCGATCGGGCCAATTACGGCCGGCACATTGAGCGGCGAGGTATGCGCGGCAAGCGCACGATATTTCGCCGGTGCCGCCGTGGTGCCGATCGAGAATGTCGCCGATCCGGTCGAGGTGTCCGTAGTGAGCAGGATCTCCTTGAGATGCGAGCCCTGCGGCAGGCGGCCGAGATAAACCCGGTCGGCAATCTGGTCCGCTACCACCTGCTTGGTCGCGCGGATAGAACGGATTTTGGCGCCGATCAGGCGCCCGTCGAGCTTGTCGGCCGGCGTCTTGGTGCCGTCAGCGACGCCCACCTGCTCAACTGCATAACGGTCAGTCATAAGTCAGTCTCCGAAGCGGAGAAGCTGCACCGATGGGAGCGCCGTCAGGCGCCCCCAGGGGATCAGGCTTCGCTGTTGAGGATGATGCCGACCTTGCCGGCTTGGGTGCGCGTCGAGGCGACCGTGGTGCCGGCGAAGATCTGCGTGGAGTAGAGCTTGGTCGGCAGGCGATCGATTTCGCTGCGGATCTTCTGCCACACGCCGCGCCGCCCGCCGGACTTCACCCAGAACAGGTTCTTGCGGAAGCCCGAGCCGTCGACCGAGAGCGGCGCCGAGAACTTGAGCAGCGGATTGCCGAGCTCGATCGGGATGATCGTGAAGCCGAGCAGCTTGGTGATCACACCATTGGAGAACTCGCCGCCGAACACGCGCTGGAAATCGGCCGAGGTGACGGGGATCTCATTGAGGAGATCGTCCATCTGCTCGGACGTGAGCGTCATGAAGCGCTCTTCCTGCATGTCGTTGAAGTTCGCCATCAGCAGCTTGTTGGCCGCACGCACCTTGGCAACGTTCATCCGCTGATTGCCAGAGGAGCCGCCAGTGGTCACCGGCACGATCATCGATCCGGGGAATGGCGTCGACGTGGTGCCTTCCTTGCCCGAGATGATCGGGCCGTACAGGCCGGCGAGATCCTTGTCGTCGCGGGCGCGATTGATCGTGGCGGCGGCCGCCATCGTGTATTCGCCCTGGATGTCGATCCCGGTGGCGAGGCGGTCGGCATTGTCGACCAGGTCCGCATAATATTCCTCGTCGGGCTTGGGCAGCCAGACGCCATCATGCGGGGTGTTGACATATTTCGTGTCGCCATGCCGCTCATTGGCGGTCTGCGACGCGACGTTGCCGACGATGTCCTTGATCTTCGCCTTTTCGCCGCTGGCGGCCTGCTCGACCAGCGCGCCGTCGAGCAGCGACTTGGTCTGATTTAGGGCCAGCTCGATATTGTTCTCGTAAGTGACCTGGAAGGTGCTGGGAACCTGACTGGACATGGAAATGCCCTTTCGAAACTTGGAGTTGAAGCCAGTTTTCGAAGGGCTTGGGGAGCGTGCGCTCCGGCCTCTCTATCGATTTACGCCCGCGATCGGCGCCCCGTCCGGAGAGGGCCCCGGGCTGCGATGAGCTTGGCGGGGACTTTGGTCCGGGGTTTTGTCTGGACCCCGGAGCAACCAGCGACGCGCAAAATCTCAAACCGGGACTCTGCGGTCAAGCGGTATTTTCATTCGGTGGAGCGAGCACCCGCCGCAGCGGCCGCCGCCGCATTGAGCATCTTCCATTCCTGCTCTTCCGCCGAGCCCTTCACATAGACCTTTTTCGCCTTTTCCGGATCGGCCTTGATCGCATCGAGCCGCGATTTCGCCTCGGCAGCCGTGATCCCGAACCGGCCCGAACCGCCCGTGATCAGCACATCCTCGGCGATGCCACCGCCAATCTTCTGCAGCAGCTTGAGCACTCGGGCAGAGCCGGCTTCCTCCGGCGTGCCGAGCGCCAGCTGCAACGATGCCACATCGGCTTTCGTGAGGCCGAGCGCGCGCATTGCCGCATTGGCCTGGGCGATGTTGCGGTCCCGGTCCGCGCCCCATTCCTTGAGTACGGCCTCGCGCCCTGCATCCTCGCGCTGCACGGTTTCCATGTGCTGCGCCACCTGCTGCTCGACAAAGGCATTGGCAATCGCCTCGAAACCGCCCTTGGGCACGCCGGCCTTGTGCGCGATCGAAGCGAGATTGCCGATCAGATCGGTATTGAGCTCGAGCCCGCCATTGGTCTCGGGCAACGTCACTTGATAACCCTCCGGACTGTCCGGCACGCCGATCGCCTTGTTGAATTTGGCGATGTCATCGGCGCTCGCACCCTCGCCTGGCACCTTGATCCGGCCGCTGTCGCGGATCGCCTTTTCCGCTTCCCGGTAGGATTTCACCAGCCCGTCGAGATCCTTGACCCCCTTGGCCTTGATGAAATCGCGGTTGCTGACGGTCTCGCCATCGCCGGCGGCCTCAGCGAGCTTGGCGTACCAGTCCGGATCGACCGCCCCGCCTTCGCCGCCTTCACCACCCTCGCCGCCTTCGCCGGCAGCAGCCGCAGCGGCCGCAGCAGCAGCAGCTGCCGCGTCGTCACCCCCGCCGCCGCCGGCGCCGCTATCCCCCTCGCCGCCCAGCAGGCCGGCCGCACCACTATTCGCCAAGTCCATCGTCAATCTCCATCATCTGTTGGACGGTCCGTTCGTCCAGGTTGAGAAAATCCCGGATCCGCTCGAAAACTTCACGCCGCCCCGCGCGCCGTGCCATCTCGAGAGCATCCTTGCGGAACACTGTTTCGCCCGGCCCCGCCGAGCAGAAGTCGCGCAGATCGGCGAGCACATGGCCCGCAGAGCGCTTGAGCTCCCCGTCTTCATGCAGGAGCTGTTTCCAAGCCCGCGCGGTGAGCAAGGCCCGCAGCCGCAGGCGATTGAGGCTGAACCCGCTCATGCCGCCGCCGAAATGTCATTGGCGCGCGAGAGATCCAGCGTTGCGCCGGCGGCTTGCTCGAGCGCGGCGACCGTCGCCATCGCGGCTTTTTCCTGCTCCCGATCGGCGCGACGCTGGGCGATTTCCTCCGCAGTCCGCGTCCAGGTCTTCCGCACGCCCAGGGCGTCGGCAAGGCCGGGGCCGGCCTGTTCGAGGTTGATCACGTCGCCGATGATCTCGGGGTCGACCTGCGCGAACGGCGCCAGCACCTCGACCAGGCGTGACATGCCGGCCGCTTCCTGCGCCCGCGCCATCCGCCGCAACGGATTGTCATATTCGAACTGGGGCTGCGCGCCGGCCTCGAGCACGACAGGCGGCGGCGGCTCGATCTGCCCCGCCCGCAACGCCTCCTCATATTCGCGCTGCAGGATCGGGTTCTGTTTCTCGCCCTGGTAGCGGCTCGCATAGGGCGCGACGATCACGCCCTGCTTGCCCGCGATCTCGAGCACCGCCGTGGCGGAGCGCTGCACGCTCTCATCTGTCAGCAGCTTGAAATACATGCCGAGGAAGCCGTCATCGATGATCTGGCGCTGCTGCTCGAGCAGCTCGACGCCAACCGGCAGATTGCCGCCACCGGGCATCGGATGCACCATCGGGCGGCCGTCCTCGTTCACCAGCCCGGGATTGGCGCCGCCCGGCTTTGTCACGAGCCGCGTCACCCCGTCATCGCTGTAGAACATCAGCGCAGGATCGACGGCCTTGTGACCCGCCCGGATGATCGTCTGCGCCTGGGCATTGGCAAGGTTGATGTTGGGCAGCACATCCATTGCCGGCGAGCGCCCATATTTCTCCCCTGGGCTCGTGACATGGCGCGAGACCGTGATCGGCATCGTGTAATATCCGCCGCGCCGCAGGATGATTTTCTCGCCGATCGCGATGTAGATCGAGGCGATCGGCTTGCCGCGATAATCGAGCCGGCCGCGCTGCAGCTCGTCATTCGGCCGCACCGTATGCAGGATCTCGAATTCTTCGTTGAACTTGTCCTTTTCCAGCGCCTCGATCATCTTTGGCGTCAGATTGGCCTTGCCGAATTGCTGCTCGAGCTGGCGCGCCGTGCGCTTGAAGCAGCGCCGCACCGTATCGACGAACCCGACATAATCGGTGTCGATATAGCATTCGGCCATCGGGAGCGCCTTGTAGAACAGGCCGACGCCGGGCTTGACGTCCGTCCACACCGGCGCCGTGCCATAGCTCCCGAGCTGCCGGAAATCCTCATGCGCGGAAACACCGAACATGGCATGCGGCCGATAGCGGATCGCATAGAGCCGATCGCCGGCATACTCACACCAGCGGCGCACGTTGGGCAGCTTCATCAGCTCCTTGTCGCCGAAACTGCCCTCGATATACTGGCGGGCTTCCGGCACGGTGATATCGCTCATCGCAGCCGAGAAGCGATTGAGGCCGCGCGAGGCCGAGCTGTCGAAATTGCGCTGGCCGCGCCGCGCACCCGGCGATGGCGTATTGAACCCGGCCAGGCCAAGCCGTTCCTCGATTTCGCGCCACTGCCCCTCATAGGGTGCGCGCTCCCCTTTCATGCGCTCGAGCTCGGCGAGCTCGCGCTTGACCAGCGGATCATCCTGCAGCTTGTCGTCCATGTCCTGCCCTTCCGAGATTGAGAGAAGCGATCGGGGCGGTCGCCGAACCCGCCCCGATCGATCAGAGGATGATGTCGTCGCGCAGCTCGATCGTGCCACCCGGGCCGACCTGCACCTTACCGCCCAGGCGCGCGCGATAGGCCACCGGCTTGCCGTCGATCAGCAGCCCGAAGCCTTCGATCGAATATCCGGCCTGACCGTGGGCAGGGCCGTGCAACGTCACCGGCTCGGTCAGCATCAGCCCGTTGGGGCTGTCTTTCCAGGCATCGCCCGAGATAGCGATCGGCGGGATCCCCTGCACTTCCTTGCGGCCCGCACAGAACACCACTTCCACCGTCTCGGCCTCACCGATCAGCGCGCGCAGATCCGGCTGCGCTTCCCCGTCCTTTTTCGGATCCGGAGCCGGGAAGGTCCGCGCCTTGGGCGCCTTGTCGCCCGCGCTCACCTTGGGCTTGGCCTTCGCCTTTGCCGCCGCTTTCTCGGCCGCCTCAACCTTGGCCGTCAGCGTCGCGATTTCCTCATTGGCCGTCTCGAGCGCGGCCTCGGCGGCATCGAGGCGGCTCACCAGCTCGCGCGCCTGCGCCGGCACGTCGTCGCCATTGGCGCGAACATGATCGAGGAATTCATCCACGCTCATCCCACTACGGCCTGCCGCGAACTCGGCCTGCAGTTCCTGCTCGCGCGTCTGGCCGCCCGATCCATCCTGGGCGCCACCGCCATCCGACTTGGCATCGCCAGCGTCGCCCGCCGGCATCGTCTTCTCTTTCGTCATCTCAATTCCTTTCACGCGCCGAGGCTGGCTTTCAGGCCGCCGCTCGGGGCCTCGGCACCCCGCACGCCGGTGAGGATGTCCGCCGCGCCGCCCTTGCGCCGCAGCAGTTCATCGTTGAGATTTTGCTGGGCCGCGGCGTCGTCGCGCGTCGCGCCCGGCAAGGGCTGCACCGGCTTCGCCGCGCCCCTTTTCTTGAGCAGACTGGCCCCCAGACCAGCCACGCCGAACACCGCCGGCAACACGCTTCCCAATGCACCCGCAACAGCTGCAACCATCGTCCTACCCTCCGCTAAATGAGAATTCGTCGTACTCACCCTCGACCCGCACCACGGCGCCCGCCTCTGGCCGTGCCACGCCCCGCAGGTCGCCAATCACATGCTCGCCCTCGAGCGCGCCGTACTGCTCGCCGTCCGCGACATGCGTGAAGATCGTGTCGGCGATCTCGAGATTGCCGCGCAGCTCGCCGGTGCTCATTTCCTGTTTCTGGTAGCGATAGCCGCCGGAATGCGCCTTGATCAGATGCTTGCAGCTGGGGTCGACATAGTACCCGTCCTGCGTTTCCATCGCTTTCCAGATCGCGCCGTTGCGCAGGGCCGGCGCGTTCGATTTCGCCTTGTGGATCTTCCCCAGGCCGATCGCCTTCTGGACGATCTTCACCCAATCCTTGCCGTCGTTCGGCCGGTCCTCGGCCGCAAAGGCAGCGGGATCGCAGACGAACTTGATCTGATCGGGCTGGATGCCCGGAAAATCGTCGAGCAGTTTCTGGCGCACCCGCTTGCCGAAGGCCTCGGCCGAGATCTTGATCAGCGCCTTACCGCCCGGCGCCACGCTCACCACTTCGCGCAGCGTCCGGATATTACCCATCCCGTCGCGCTGCAGGAATACCGCCGCCGCGCTGTAACCCTGATCGATGCCCACGATCAGCTTGCGCCGCTTGTCCCAAAGGCATTCGCGCACGTGCCGGGTGAAGACGAACCCGTCGTTCACCGGCTGCCCGTGCATCAGCGGCACCGGCTTGTTGTGAACCATCCGGTCGACATAGTTTTTCTTGTGCCGGTTGGCCGCGATCTGCAGGACGTAATAGCCCCGGCCATTGTGCAGATTATGGAGGTTTTCCGCGTCCGGCTCCATGCCGCCGGGCTGCACGAACGTCTCGATCAGCGGCCGCCCGCCCAGCGCCTGCTGCAGCTGCTCGGCATCCTCCGCGCCCATCTCCCCGATTTCCTTGTCGAAGGCGAGCCGATAGGCGTGATTGTCGATGTCCGGCATGTTCATCGAGACGATGATTTGCGGGTCCACCACATTGGCCGGATCGAGATCGGAAAAGCGCCCGACGCGGCCGGTGAGGAACGGCACCAGGTCGGCGGGCTGGAGATCCGCCTCATCGATCATCACCGCGTTGATTTCCCAGCCACGGCACGCTTCCTCGACCGTCTGCTGCCCGATCCCCCGGAATTCATATTCCATCTCGAGGATCTCGCTCGGCCGCCCGCTCTCGCCGTCGCGCTTGAGCACCTTTGCGAACTGATGCGTGTAGGGCGGCGACCAGTTGAAGCCCTTGTCCTCGGGCACGATGTTGAACCAGCTCTTGAGCGTCGTCGACTTGAGCGAGGGATAGCTCTCACGGATCACGCCGATGCGCGCCTTGCGCCGCCAGATCCCGCGCGCATCCTGCACCCGGCCTTGCTTCGCGCCGACCATCAACCCCGCCTGCAGCG